ACTGACTCATATGTTGTAGAGCTTGTCATCTCCTTAAACTGACTCACATATCCCCACTGACGGTCATTGACCGGTATACCTCAATCGCGTAGCCTTTGGCGTAAATCCGTAATAGGTATATACCATAAAATAGAAAATAGTCAAAAACAAACTAAAAAGAGTTATTTTGCTCATATATGTGGACTTGAGAAAGGCTTCACTTTCTTAGTACTGGGGGAATAGTTTTCACTGCTGAAATTTGATGGATTCACCATCCCTCCGCTCCGACAAAGGACGACATGGTGATTAAAAGCAGTTGGTAAACTCAGTGTCTTTATTGATTCTCTGAGCGTGGACCATGAATCCACCCAACTCATCCATTTTATTGAAGACCCCACGAAATGAACTTGAGAGTTGCCGGCAACCGGCTAGGAAGAACCCCGATTCCGAGAAATCTCGGGGGTATAGGTTAAAGGCCCGAATAATACTTATTAAGAACCAGACACAACACACACATTCACGAACATGCAACCTTACCAACTCTACACGCACGTTTATGAATGTGAACATCAGCTCACACAAGCCTTTTCCCAGCTACAAGCTGAAGACATACCAGGATTTTCATCCTGGGAAGTGATGTGGCAACATGTCCAGAAGCACATGTTGAACCTTATCCCTGCGCACCAAGCGGAAGCTTGGGGCGCTGCATGGGGTGAGTACGTCGGTGAGATGATTGAGAATGTTCAATTCCTCATCGTCAATCTGCGCAAGGCCCGAGACTTCGATGACGTTTACCAAACCATCGTCGCAGTCACCCGGTTTTTCACGAAGAAAGGATTCGGTCAATCGATCCTGGATCTATACAAGTATGTCACAGCAGAGTCGGAGGTGCAATCCTTCGACTTCAATGACCTGAGATCCATGATGGACAACTACGAAGCGGTCAAGACATCCCCTTTGATCATCAAGGTGCAGAAACTCTGTTCGCTTGGTCTCGCATCATGCCTGCTGCAGTCTGTTGGTGTCACCGCCAAAGTATCAGACATCATCAAAGTCTACGGGGAAGCGTGTGCACAGATCCTCGCCAATGTGGACTTTATGGCCACCCTTCTGGACATTGTCGTGTTCATGGTTGAGCGATTGTCTCAGTGTTGGCATCTCAAGTCTTTCAGCCCCTTCTTCCACTCGTCTAAGACGTACGGTAAGTGGGCTAACTCGGCATATACCATCATCGAGCAAAGCCAGCTGATGCACAATCCGGAAGCCAATGGTCTCACCTACCACGGGTTTTTGGATTCCCTCGAACAGTGCATTGAGGAGGGTTTGGAGATCCAGAAGTTCGCAAAAGCAGCGGACAAGCGCGATGTTGTCCTCAATGTCCTTTCCAAACTGCGCATTGTGCGTGGGGAAATCCTCACGCGCAGGGCTGCTGGGCAGGAGCGCCGTGCTCCATTCAGTGTTCTCGTTTGTGGAGGTTCTGGAATTGGCAAAAGTGGATTTGTCAAAACCCTCCTGTCACACTATGGGAAGATGTTCCATCTTCCTGAGGGTTCGGAGTTCCTGTTCACTCGCAGTTTCGGCGATAAATTCTGGTCCGGCTTTCGCACTCAGATGTGGGGAATCAACCTTGATGACATCGCCTATGTCAACCCAAACAAGGGCACAGAGGATCAGTCTCTCAGCGAGCTCTTGCAGATTGTCAACAACGTCGCCTTCTGCCCTAACCAAGCAGATTTGGAAGACAAGGGTAAGACCCCTGTCAGGGCTGAAATCGTGGTTGCGACCACCAACACGGAACACTTGAATGCCTCAACTTGGTTTTCGAACCCTGTGGCAGTTCGTAGACGGTTGCCGTTCATCATTGAACTCACACCCAAGAAAGAATTTGCACGCGATGATGCTGCGGCCATGTTGGACCCTGCCAAGGTACCAATGTCAGATCCGGGATGCTATGACGATTTGTGGCACATCAAGTTGTCACGGGTCGTTGTCGTCAACACGGATGACAACTGCAACCAGGATGTTCAGGTCCTTCCTCTGCAGACATACACAAACATTTACGAGTTCTACGCCGCATTGTCGGGTATCATCCGTGAATTTCGAGCGCAGCAGGAGCAAGCCACTGCTAGCATGGAGAATCTCCGCACTGTCAATTTGTGCCCGATGTGTGATTTGCCCGTCAAGCACTGCAAGTGTGCCATGTTGCAAGCAGGTGATGTGGATCTCAACGAAGGGTACACCTATAAATCGGTTGCACTCGGCGTCCTAGCGGGGGTCGCGCTAGGTGGTGTCGCGTACTCTCAAAAGATCGCTCCTTCCGTGGACTGGTCTTCCATTTCGCGCTTCACCTCCTCCGCAAAGGCCCACCTCGCCACATACACCCGCGAGTTTCTCGTCCAGTACATGAAGGATTTGGGATCCAACATCGTGGGAGAAGTTTTAGGCAACAGGAAGTTGCAGATGGTCTTGGCTGGTTTGGGCCTGCTTACATCAGGATACGTCGCATACCGCACTCTACAAAGTATGTGCACTCCTGAACCCCAGTCGAAGGACTCTATCCTGAGTCGCTTTGGCACCCGACCCGTGTCCACGCATGATGAGAACGAGAATTTCTACCACCAAAAGGATGACTATCGTGCAAAGATGTCTGTCACCGAACAGACCAAGTCGTGGCGTTCACTTGAGTGGACTGCTATCTGTGCGAAATTGACAAATAGTGTGGTTGCTATCCGTACCACGCGCCAGGTGGATGGCAAGACCTTAGTACGTGAGGGTAAGGCTGTGTGTGTGGGTGGCAGACTCTATGTCACAGACAACCACATTCTTCCCGATGTCGAGTGTATCCTCGATGTCACGCGAGAACTTCACACGAGTGGTCTCACCACCAATGTTCGACGTGTTCTTGACCCTGGCATGATCAAGCGTTATCCTGATAAGGAGTTGGCTTTCTTTCAACTCTTGGACTCGTTCGATTGCAAAGATGTGTCGCCTTTCTTTGGTGCCGCGGATTTCCGAACCACCACTTCCGGTGCCATCATCGGCAGAAGTCAAGTTGGTGAGGCAGAGGTGATGCAGTTGAACAAAGTCACCAACATTGGATCACAGCACGTCACCCAGTTGGGCGATGTGACTCTCGATTTGTGGGAGTACAACACGCCGAAATCCTCGGCGGTGGGTATGTGCGGGTCCCTCGTGGTGGTTAGATCACCCTCAGGACCAGTCATTGTTGGTCTACATCTTCTCGGCCGGAACACTCTTTGTCATGCAGTGAGAGTCTCTTCGGAGGATATCACAGCTGCGAGAGAGCATTTCTTCCCTACGTTCTCCCCATCTTCGCCCATGCTTGAATCGAGAGATCGTAGTGTGGGTGTCACTCCCTTACACCCAAAGAGTGTTTTCCGGTTCATCGGACATGGAGCTGGTCGTGTTTTCGGTCAACTTACACTCCCCAGAGTGCAACCCAAGACTAGCGTGTGCAACACGATCTTCCACGATGTTGCTGTACGTGAGGGTTTTGTTGTGAGGTGTGGTGCCCCAGTTATGAAGGGTAAACGCTTATGGCGTCAGGCTGTCCTCCCCATAGTTGAGCAAGAATTCCAATTCCGAGAGAGTGTGGTTGCGGAGTGCGCTCGCGCTTACGTAGACGAAGTGTACACTGGTTTATCAGTGTCTGATCGGAAAGAGCTCGCCCAACCGTTGGACTTGGCTTCAGCCATCAATGGTATTCCTGGGCGCAAGTACATCGATAGCATCAATCGCAGTTCGAGTGCTGGTTTTCCCTGGATGCGGACAAAGAAGAGCGTGTGTGTCTCCATCCCCTCGGATGACACTTGGCAAGATCCCATCGACGTCAATGATGAGGTCAAAGAGCGCATGGAAACCATGTTCGCCAGATATCTCGACTCTGAACTCGTGCATCCTGTCTTCACCGCACATGCAAAGGATGAAGTGTTACCTCTACGCAAAGTCCTAACAGAGAAAACACGTGTCATGAATGGCGCACCTTTGGACTGGTCTCTTCTGGTTCGCATGGTCTACCTTCCTGTGGTTCGTGTGATTCAGAACAACAAGTTCCTTTTTGAGGCCATGCCAGGAGCTGTCGCCCAGAGTAGAGAGTGGGACGATATCTACCACCACATCACACAGTTCGGTGAGGAGCGAATGATTGCGGGAGACTACAAGGAGTATGACAAGCGTATGGACTCCACCTTCATCCTTTGGGCATTCTCTTGTTTGATTGACGTCACGAAGCGCTGTGGTGCTAACGAGGATACCATTCGCGTCATGTGGGGAGTTGCATACGATGTATCGAGTTCGTACTGCAACTTTGATGGAGATCTCGTGCAGTTCATGGGGAGTAACCCTTCTGGTCATCCCCTCACCGTTGTCATCAACTGTGTTGTCAACAGTCTGTACATGAGGTACTGTTACCGCGAGTTGAACCCAGAACGAGAGGTTTACTCCTTCCGTTCAAATATCGCTCTCATCACCTATGGGGACGACAATGTGGCGGGTTCAGCCGTCGACTGGTTCAACCACACCTCGGTGTCCCAGATGCTGTCCAGTGTCGGCGTCATATATACGATGGCCGACAAAGAGGCGGAGTCTGTACCATTTCTTCATGTTGACCAGATCTCTTTCCTCAAGCGGGGTTGGAGGTATGAGCCAGATGTTGATGCACGGGTGTGTCCCATCGAACATGCTACTCTGGACAAGATGATGACAGCATGGGTCCCCAGTGACACTCTAGGAGACTTCGCGCAAGGTGAACAGATTATCCAGAATGTCGGGGTCGAGTACTTCTGGTACGGAAGACAGGTCTTCGAGGAGAAGCAGGTGTTGCTTCGTAAGATTTTCAGCGAAACCATACCTGAGGAGTACTTGACGAAGAAGACCTTCCCCACGTGGGAGTCACTGGTCATTCGCTGGAAGGTGAGCAGTGGCCAGATGGACCCTCCTCTTGATGAGGAGGGTCATGTCGCTTAGGCGACACAATGGGCGTCCCCTCCACGTCCTTAGCATAAACCAAAGAGAGGGGGTAGGAGCGTGATCCCCTAGCACGTGGTCAAGTGCTAGGTGGCTGCTCCACCACCCCTAATTCACTTCCTTGTGTATTTGCAGTCATTGCCTGCCTCGTCTCAATCGTGCACCCGGAAACGGGGTAAGTCCGTAATAGACGTGTTTCAATACACGGGAATGAGTTCCTCCTATTTAGGAGGTGTCCCAAGGGGGGCTGACCATACCCAACTCGCCCGCGAAGATTAGGTGGTCTCGCGGGTTCAATATCACCAAACAAAACCTACAAAAACACTAAAACTCGCCGTGTGTCTCCGTACACACAAAGAAACCCGTTTCGACGGGTGGATCTCTCCCAACTCCAATCTGATGACCTTTCACAGGGAATCCAACATATCGTCACGCAAGAGAACATGCGTTTCGTGGATGCTGGTCTAGATCAGGTTGTCACAGCGCCAGACCTGGGCCCTTTTAGGCCCGACTCTGACACTGCTGCCGGCTTAGGGTCTTTCTTGAGTCGGCCTGTTCTCATCAACTCCTTTCAGTGGCAGGAAGGAGTAACGACGCCCATACAGGCGACGTTCAATCCGTGGACCGCGTATTTCAGTGATCCTGTCATCAAGCGCAAACTCGACAATTTCCGACTCATACGTTGTAAACTGCATTTGAAGTTTGTTGTCAATGCTTCTCCTTTCTACTACGGTGCAATGCGGGTGTCCTACTGTCCTTTGGCAACGGGTCAGGACAACTACTATACCACAGGAGACCAGATCAAGCTTTCGCAGACACCTGGTCTTTTTCTGGAGCCAGCCAACATGACGACCAGTGAAATGGAACTCCCATTTTTATGGCCCAATTCTTGGCTGGATGCTACAGAGATAGATGAGTTTTCGAACATGGGTCGTATCCAGTACGTCTTGTACTCCAAGTTACGTTCCGCCAACGGGGTTGCAGGCGCTAGTGCACGCATCGTGTGCTACGCTTGGACCTCAGAGGTCGAAACCGCTGGTCTCACTTCACTGAGCGCTCTTCAGTCAGATGAATATGAGCAAGAAGGCTCAATAAGCGGACCAGCCTCAGCTGTCGCAAACGTAGCTGCCAAGTTGGCATTTGTACCAGGTTTGGGACAGATGGCAACCGCCACAGCTATTGGGGCATCAGCAGTTTCCGGCGTAGCTCGTCTTTTCGGGTATTCCAATCCCCCCGTGATCAGTGATTCGATGCCATTCACACCAAAAGCCTTCCATGCTTTTAGCAGTGTGGACACTTCAGTTCCCATGGACAAGCTAACACTTGATCCGAAGAATGAAGTGACGGTGGATAATGCTGTCACAGGGGCAGGTTCTGACGATCCTCTCGACCTGACTACCTTACTCTCACGAGAAAGTTTCGTACAGGGAACTTTATGGACGGGGTCTTATGCAGAAGGAACGATCCTGTGGACAGCACCGGTCACACCCATCGTGTCTCAACAGATTGTCAGTGCTCCCCAGACCTATGTGAACTACACTCCAGCAGCCTATTTCGGTAAGCTTTTCAGGTTCTGGCGTGGTTCTATTACGTATAGGTTCCGTTTCATCAAGTCACGGTACCATACTGGACGCTTGCAAATCACATGGGACCCAGCTGGAGAGCCCACTGGAGATTACGACACAACCACCCAAGTTCGCATTGTTGATCTTCAACAAGAGGATGAAGTTACTGTCACGATTCCATACAAACAGCCTGCGGCATGGATGTTAGCCACAGACTACGCAGGCAATTTCAGCAACGGAACTTCCCCTACGTACGTTTTTGACAAGCGCGCCCACAATGGAGTTATTCAAATTCGCACTCTGACGACACTCACCGGGCCTGCTGCATCCCCCCAAATCGACATTCTCGCTTTTGTTGCAGGGACGGATGATTTGGAGTATTCAGTCCCGAATGAATTACCCCCGAATTATTCCGATTCAGCATTACAGTCCGAAGATGTGGTGGTGGAGGAACCACTCATCGGTGGGCAACAACCTGAAGAGGAAATGTCGGTGGATCTAGTCACAGTGGGTGAGACCGTTAAGAGTCTTCGGACTCTTTTGCACCGTTCTTCCTTTGTGCAGACCCAGGTTGCAGGCAATCCCCGCAATGGTGCAGTCACATTCGTTTCAGATGGTGTACAGAATTGTGTCAACTACTTCCTACGTTGTCCGACGGGACCAGGATTCGGTAGCCTCTCATCCAATTGGGCTATTAAGTCACTTACCGCTGGTAGCGCCCCATTCATGTTTGCCGCACAACATCCACTCAATTGGGTTATAAACTGCTTCACAGGGTATCGAGGTTCCATCGTCCACCACTTTAATGTGGAGAATAATGGTAATCTACCAGTCTCTTACTTTGCCGCCGAGAGAGACAATCGCTCGCCCGTGATCGCAACCACGTTGAATCCACGTACGTCGTTCACGGTCACGACCAACATTAGTGGTTCATCCGGTTTGCCCCGTGTAGCCGTTACGACTACGAACTCTGTCAATCGACGTCTGCAAGGAGCTCGTGGTATGGCGATGACCAATTGTGAGACCCAGACAGCTCTTTCGGTTGTCACACCGCAGTATTCCCAGTGGCGCTTTCGTCCAGCGTATGGTCCTGTTAGGGATATTTATCCCACCACAGCCTATGATGAGATCGAAAGTATTCGGGTGGATACGAACTTCCGTGCTACTGGTGTGGACGGTACATCAGCTTGGCCGATCCTCGCCCATTATGCGGCAGCTGGGGTTGATTTCAATCCCGTGTACTTTGTGTGTACTCCCACATTGTACAACTTCGGTGTTCCATCACCAGACGATGCCTATGCACCGTAAGTCTGAAAGGACAAAGACCCCTTGTCAGAGGACTCTGATAAATCTATCGAATCGTTCGATAGTCAAGCACACGCTTGCCTGCATGTTTTCATAACTTGACAGGTCGGCCAGTAAACAACATCTCGTTTGATGGCGTTTGCCGGTCAGACGGTACGTTTTCATACTGGTTTCA